CAATGTCGCGGAAGATCCAAGCGGGGTTGTCAGTCCAAGCGGTGGTGAAGGTGCCGTCCCAGATGCCGCTGTAGGTGCGGGCTACAGGGTCGTAGTTGGTAGGTATTTGTACCCGCTTACCACGGACGCGGACGGACAGATCGGGGATGCTGTTGAACTGGCGGGCGTCAACTTTCAGCGCCACCAGTGCGGTGTTGGGGTAGGCAAACTTCTCGTCGATGATCTCGGCAAAGCTCTGCCACGCGATTCCGTTCTGCAGATAGGCACTGCTGCTATCGGGTGTGATGCGGGTGACGCGGACGCTCCAGGGTCCGGTGCCGCTCAGGTCAAATTCGTAGGCACGCTGGAATTGACTGCTGGATTTACCGCTGACTTCTGGCTCGGTGATGGTGGTGTACGGTCCACCATTGGCGGAAACTGCGATTCGGTATTTGACGCTGGTGGCGCGGATGTCGCCGTTATCGACGTTGGTGGATTGCAGTGCCGTGTGCGTGATGATGACGCGGCAACGCTCAGTATCTAGATCGGTGATCGTGCGGGTGATCGGACCCGAGGCAACCGTTACTGCCGTGTTGACGCCGACGGTATTTTCAACAGTGCTGAACCCCAGCATCGGGGTTTGTGTTTCGTCCGTGCCAGTGCGGCTGTCGATGGTATAGCCGTTAAAGTTCTTGCTGCCGTCAGGGTTCTGGATTGGCGTGGAATCCAAAAAAATATCTTCTTCAGCACTATTCGGGAAACCTTCAATTTCACCCTCGCTGACTGCATAAACAGTCTTGGCAAAGGCAACCGAGAACAGGTTGTTGGCTTCCTCAACAGGCTGCCGCGTGGGTGCAACAATCGTTTGCTGGACGACTGTGGGTTGAGGTGAAGACGCGCCACCGCCAGCACCACTGATCTCGGGCAGGTTGTTGAGGTCTTCCATCAGAGGTAGTTCTGCAGCTCAAGGCCGAACGACAGCACCGGCAAACTTCCGATGATGCGCTCACCGTAAAGGACAGGAACAACCTCGCCTTGCTTGGTATTGGCGTTGGATTTATCGAACGTAAAAGACTTCAGTTGATCGGATTCGCTGCGGCCTGTTGTTGATGCGCCACCGACGTTATCCACGGTCGGCATTTTGGGCGTTGGTGTTAGCAACTGTGCTACGCCACCAAACAACATCGAAACACCGATAGAGCCAACCGCCAGAGACAAGGCGCTGAATTTGGTGCCGAAAATTGTTGCCGCTACGCCACCACCAAGACCCGGAACAAGAATTGCAAAGGCAACAAGAGCCACGCCGGCAATTACAGCGCCAACACCACCATTGCCACCGCGACCTGTCGGAATGGGAGCCAGCACGAGTCGTTTGCTCATTGGCCACAACAACTGCTCTTCCGTCAGCCCTTCGGCGTGATCGGTCACCACGCGCCACGCAATGCCGTTGTCGCCGCTTTCAATCAGATACTGGCGCAGCTCTGGCATCTGTACACACAACGCCCGCACGGCCTCGGCAGGAGTCTTGACCGCAAGTTGGAAGCGGCGTCCGAATTTGCGCCCAAGCTCACCCAGCAACCTGATCGTGACCATCAGCCCAGCCTCCGCACCACCATGTAAGTATTCTCGCGGAAGTATCCGCTGTACGCCGTTAATCCAGACAATCTGCCAACAAGATGCTGGTACAACAGGTTGGCGCTGGGATCTTCCACAACAGCGACGTGATTGCAGCAATTCTGATTCCTGATGCGGAACAGGATCACATCGCCGCGCTCCAGTGGCACCGTGACCGGCAGGCGCACAAAGCCTTCAGCAGCAAAGTTCTCCTCAAAGTGCGTGAAACCACGGGTTGACCATTCGCCTTCGTACAGCCGCTCGTAATCGCCCATCGCCACGCCCATCTGCTGCCAGTACCAATCCCGCACGGCGGAATAGCAGTCGTAGACGCCGTAGTTCCAAGGGCGCTCCAGTAGGCCAGCAGACTGTTGGGGGTCAAGCCAGAACGCCTCGCTGCCGCCACAGTTCCACACCGCGTAGGGCAGATTCAGTTGCTTGCAGGCTTTACGGTCAGCCTCGCTGAAGCCGCTGTAATTGATGTGGCTGTGCCAGCAGGCAATCGCATCGTCGTAAAAGAGAGCCGTATCATCGGCGCTGATCGTGAAGGTGTCAGGCTCGCTGCTGGTGTTGGCGCATTCCACCACGGAGCCGTCTTGCAGGATGAAGCCGCAGGTTTCGCGTGGGTGAGCAGCCTCGGCATATTGGCGCATGGCGAGCCGTTGGGCGGCAGTTAGCGGATTTGACCAAGTAGTCAGTTCCATCAGCCTTGCGAATCCACCAAGCCGGGGAAGCCCCCAAAGGGTAAGCGGCTGCCGGAGCCAAAACGCAATCTGCAGCTTTCCAGCCGTTTGCCGCACGCATCCTGCGCCAAGGTGCCAACCACGTTGTCATTCGCATCCCAGTAGCTTGCGCCGTTGTAGTGGCAGCCGATGTTGTCGCGGTAAATCCACTGGCATTGTTCGCGCAGCAGGCGGCGACCGGGGAGGCTGCGGCCTTCAAGATCGAACGGAACAGAAAGCTGGAATGTGACCGACAGTTTTGTTTCGTTGGTCTTCTGTTCCACAACCCATTGATCTGGTCCCCAGTAGGCGTCAGGATCGGCTGCAGGTTGGCCATCAAGGTAGGTGGTCAGTGTGCGGATGCGCTGCACAGTGGCGCCAACCAAGTCGTCGTAGGTGTTTGTTAGTCCGGTGATAGCGAGGCCGACATTGGCAAAGGTGATGCTGGGGCGTTCTAGTTGACCGCTGGTGTTCAGCTCAAAGCCACTGGCTTGTAGTGGCAACGCAACGTATGTATTGCCGTCATAGATAACATCGGCGCCGTTAACTTGCGACCAATTACAGAAACGATAAATCGACTGGTCAACAGAGCCAGCCGGAAGCAATACGGCAATATCCAGCGTAAAAAGATCAACAACCTCGGGAAGTTGCGTCTTAAATGTTTGAGCGTTGGGAGGAGTTTGCGTCATACGTAAATTCGCACCAGTTCAAAGCTCACTTTCATGTATGCGGAGCTTACCGGAGTCATTTCCCAACCACCCGCCAAAATGTAATCCCGAGCCGCCAGCGTCAAGGTTATATCAACCACGGTGCCGTTGCTGATTGTGACTGAAGTTAAAAGGCCGGTTGCAAGGTTGGCTGTGTAATTTGTCGGTCGCGTATAACCGGCAAGTGTCAAAGAAGAAATATTGTCGTAGCCAAGATCCAGCACACCAGAAGCAAACGGGCGCTGAAAATTCTTAGTGGCAAGTGGCGGGGTCCAACTAATTTGCTGCCCTTTTTTACTAAGCAAAAAACTTTCAATCGAATACGCGCTGGAATACGGAAGTGGCGGCGTCTCACATTGCCAACGCTCCTGATCAATGTTTAAGCCATCGGTAAGAATTTGGCTATAACCATCCCCAAAATTGATTAGCTGGCGGCGCTGTGTACGACGAACCGGTGTGGCGATCACCAGTGGAATGTCATCAAAGTTGATGTAGGCCATTACAGGATGCCTCCGCTGCGCTTCTGATTGACCAGTGTTGCCATCACGATACCTTGAACTTGGCTGGCAATCTGTTTCTGTGCAGCAGGGCTGAGGTTTTCACCAGTGTTCTGCACGGTGATGTTGACTGCACCAACCTGAACGCCGCCACCAAAGCTGCCAGCAGGTGCGATACCACCGCTACGCCCAGGCATGAACAGTTCAGGACCACGCTCACCGACGAGGTAAGGCTGACCGGCGCTAACGCTGCCGCCCATGGCGCGTCTACCCAATGAGCCTGTAAGGAAACTGAAAAAGCCTCTTCCATCATTACCAGCCAAACCTTGCAAACCAGCTTGCAAAAACAAGTTTGCAAGCGAGTTCAGGACATTACGCAATGAGTCGTTGAAATCATTTGTACCTTGAATTAGCCCGGTAATAGTTGAAGTAAATGTGCTCCCAATGGCATTGAGCAGTTGCTGTTCTTGTTGCAGTAAAAACTGACGCTCCAAAAGTTTTTTATTGACTTCTGTTTCGTCTTTTACCTTTTGAGCAGCAAGTTTAGGATCCGCGCCTTGTGCAACAAGTTCAGCAATTCGTCTGCGTTGATCTGCTTCCTCTTCACCTAGCGCAAGAATATTTTGTTTATACGCTATTTCTGCTGTGATTGATTCTATTGCCCTAACAGCGCGTTCTGCTTCGGTTGCGTATTGAACCCTAGATTGTTTGCCCTGCTCGGCAGATAATTTATTGAACTGTCCAAGCAAGATATTTCTTTGATTTTGCAGATCTCGGGATTGCTCGTCAAAAGCTAATGCCGTTGAAGTTTTGTCGGTGGACTGACTAATTAGCATGGCGCGAACACCAGCCCTTGCCGCCAAGGTTTTTTCTACGGCATCAATCTGTAATTGCACATCGCGGTATTTACTTGCAAATTCAATCATCCTCTCCGCTTGTTCCATGCCGGGTTTGCCAGCAATATCACCAAGCCTTTGGGCTGTGGCTATTTCTAAATCTGCTCTTGCTTTATCAAGGTCTCTTTTTATATCTCCGCCAAGCATTTGATCTAAAGTTGAGCCCTTTGCTCTTGGTTTTTTATCTTCACCTAACAAACTTGGTGTTTTCGGTTTTGGAGTTGGCTTCTCTGGTGCGGCAGCTCTCCTTAACTCAGACAAGCGTCCCTCAAGTCTTTTAGCGTCCGCTTCAAGTTGTTGCAACTCAAAACGTAAACCTGGCAGGACTGGCTGACCACCACCAAGCACTTGTCCATCAGTACCTAAAACTTGCAGACCTTGAGCAAGACCAATACCTGCCTTTTGGGCTTGATTAATGGTTGTTTTAAGTTCAGTAATTCTCGCCCGTGTATTAAAGAGTTGATCATTTGCTTTTTTGTAATCTGGTCCGGCAAGAGCTTGATTGATCTTATTAACAACTTGAATTGCAAGGTCAAGAATTTCTTTTAGTGCGGGCTGAAGCGTCTGTCCAATTTTTCTGGCAACTTCATCTACGCCATCAGTCAATGTGCTGAACTTGCCCTCCAACGTAGTAGATTGAGCAATCGCACCGTTTGCATATTTGCCGCCTTTGTCCGTCAGGTTAATGATGGCAACCTCAACTGCCTCAGCACTGATGCGACCTTTGCTTAAAGCCTGTTGAAACTCCTCCCCAGTCATTCCATACATACGCCGCAATTCTTCTTGCAGCGCAATCCCGCGTTCTTGAAACTGCAATAGCTCTTCGCCTTGCAATCTGCCTTTTGCCTGAACTTGCCCAAAAGCTGTTACCAGTCCCTGCAGCTCGGCACCAGTTGCGCCAGACACATCAGCAAGGCGTCTAGTTGTTGCTACAACATCCTTGGCTTCAACGCCAAAGGCTTGAAGTCGTTTCGCGGCATCAATTAGCTCACTACTAGTAAAAGGCGTTACAGCACCAAGTTGCTGCAAATCAGCAATAATTCTTTTTGCCTCTTCTACGCTGCCTGTTAATGTCTCAAAACTCCGTGTTTGTTTTTCTAGTTCAGCAGTTTTACCAACAACCAAGCGAATTGCTGACAAAGCCGTAAAACCTGCAGTCAAGCCAAGCACTGCACCTTTAAGGCTGCTAACACCAGCCTCTGCAGCTCTGGATGCAATATTGACTTGGTTTAAGCCGCGTACAGCACCTTGGGCGTTTACTTGTACGTCAACTACCGAAACAGCCACGGCAAACCCTACCTGTACCTATAGTCTACCGCCGAGACCTTGCCTTATCCATCTCAGCCTTTTCCCGCTTACCCTTGACTTCATAGTAAGCGGCAAAATGCACAAACTCAGCGTCCGTCAGCTCACTGCGTAGTCGGCTGACCGTCATGCCAAGTTCAGTAGCTAGGAAGAACTCAAAGAACAACCAAGAGTCTTCCTCTAGTCGTTTTTTGCTTCTTCGAAGTTGCCGCCACCACCCAACCCAAATAGAAACAGTTCCAAATCATTCAGCACGCGCTCAGGCAATTCACGCTGCAGCTTGGCAGCATCAGCAGAGGCAAACGCTTTGGTGCCATCCTCAAGCTCAGCAATTTGACACAGCATTTGCGTGCTGATGTCCATTGCCTCCTCAGAGCCAGCCAAAGTGCTAGCACGCTTACGGTCGGCTCGTGTAATAGGCTTGAAATATAGATCCAGCACCGCTTGCCCAGCATCATTGGTGACGCTGAATTTACGGCGCTGGTTCAGATCAAAAGCGCCAGTGAGCAGGTCAACGGCGCGGGGTGTAGCAGCAGGCATCAGATAC